GTACGTATATTAATCATGATTGGATAAATATATTTGAAAAAATTGAATTATTAAAAAATAATAAAAAAAATTATATTGATGATTATTGGATCAAACAATCTTCTTTAGATGATTTATTATTATATATATCAAATAAAGAAACTAATGTATAATATATTTTTATTATATAGATATTTTTATAAATAATAAATTTATTGAATGAAAAATAAGTATTAGAAATTAAAATACTCACAAATTCAGTTCCTATTATTACCAAAGATGTTTATTAAAATATTACCTATTTTAATATTATTTTTAGATTATGTTAGTGGACATGGTTATATAACTTTTCCTATAGCTAGACAAAGAAGATGTAATGTTCAAGGTGGATTCTGGTGGCCACCAGGTGGTTCTGGAATACCTGATCCTATGTGTAGAGCAGCTTATCAGAATGTATATAATAAAGTTTTACAACAAGGAGGTACAATAGATCAGGCAGCAAGTGCAGCTCAATACATGTTCCAACAAGATAATGAATATGCAGCTTTAGCTGGACCTAATTATCTAGATCAAAATCATATAAGAAATAATGTAGTTCCTAATTATTTATGTGCAGCTCATGCTACTACTTGGAGAATTAGACCATTTGGAGATAAAACTGGTATGGATGTATCAGGAAGTTGGACACCAACTGTAATTCCTCTCCAGGATAATACTGTAAGTACAGTACCTATTGAATTTGAATTTTGTCCAACTGCTATTCATGAACCTAGTTTCTTTGAAATTTATATAACAGTTCCTAGTTTCAATGTATATACTGATCAAGTTACTTGGCAGCAATTAATAAATATATTTACTGGTCCAATACCTTTAGTCCAGAGAAGACCTGATTCACAATGTAATGCTCATAATCTTGTTTATAGAACAACTGTTGGAATTCCAGTTAGACAAACACAATTTGTTCTATATGTTAGATGGCAACGTAATGATCCAGTTGGAGAAGGATTTTATAATTGTGCTGATGTTATATTTGCACATAGATTAGGTATTAATGAAGAAGATAAAATACGTCCTCCAAAAATGAAATGTAAAGGAAATGATAAAGATTGTTATAAACATCATCATAGACATAATAGATATGAAAATGATTATGAAAATAATTATGAAAATTATGAAAATTATGAAAATAATTATGAAAATAATTATGAAAATAATTATGAAAATAATTATGAATATGAGTATGAATATGATCGTAATAATCGTGAACATTATCATAAATGTAAACACCACTCATGTATGCAACATAATTACTATGAAAGACAATATAATACCAAAGATTTTAATTACGTAGAATGGAATGATGATTATTCTGATTATATTGAGATCATACAGGATAATAGAGATATGTGTGATTCAACTACTAAATGTTGTTATAAAAAATAAAATATTTTAAAATATTATATTTTAAAAAATATTTTAATATGTCAGTCAAAATATATTTTAATTAATTTTTATTATCGATTTATAAATATTATTGAGCATTTCAAAAATACATAAAAATATTTATATATTATCACAATTATCATTTTGGAATATTTTTACAATATAGTATCATTTTTTTTTTAAAAAATATTAACATGTTTAAAGACATTAGTGTTATCATCATTGATAAAATAATATCTATAGACATCATATTCATAATCTGTT